AGATGCTCCAAGAGCTAAAGCATCTCTTAAGAGATGGCATTGTTCGGGATGGTAGAAAATGGCATATTCAGGAACCGTTGGCAATACAGTCATTAATGTTCAGACATTAATAGATCACGGTGCTCGTCGTGCGGGTAAACTTGCCGAGGAGTTGACGGACGAGCAGACACAATCAGCTAAAGAGTCGCTGTTTTACATTCTGTCTAACCTGATCAACCAGGGTATCCAGTATTGGGCGGTCAATAAACTTGTTTTAGGGCTCAACGCTGACCAGTACATCTATTCCCTACCTAACGGCGCCAATGACATCTTAAATGCGCTGTATCGCACGATGAATCAGCCCTCTGGTAGCTATACATCTAGCGCAGGGGGTACGGTTGCCAATGTTTACGACAACAATATTGCTACTTACTGCCAACAAACGTCAGCCAACGGCAATATTTCAGTTTTTTACGGCACAAACAACCCAAATTACATCGGTTCTATAGGCTTTATGCCCTATATTTCTGGTGGTGGTAGCCAAACTTGGAGCTACACGTTCCAAAGCTCACCTGATGCCACTAATTGGACGACTTTGTACACGGGTACGAGCGTCACTGTGACCGATGCCCAGTGGATTTGGCAAGATATTGACCCTGGACAGAACGTACCTTACTACCGCATGGTAGCTACTGGCGGAACAACGTTGTCTTTACGTGAACTTTACTTTGGTAATAACGCAAGACTGCTTCAGATGTCACGCCTAAACCGTGATGACTACACGAATTTACCGAACCAGAACTTTACAGCTAATCAGCCGTATCAGTACTGGTTTGATAGAACGATTCCTCAGCCGACCTTTTATCTTTGGCCTGTACCGAGCACTTACTTTGTGCAGGCAACGATTTGGTATTCACGCCAAGTTATGGATGTGGGTGCGCTCACCAGTCAGCTTGAAATACCAGACCGTTGGATGTTGGCTGTTCAGTCTATGTTGGCTCACCAAATGAGTATTGAGTTGCCTGGAGTTGATATTCAAAGGATTCAGTACCTTGAAGGACAGGCTGAGAAGTACTTCCAGATGGCTGAGCTTGAGGAAAGAGATCGTTCGCCCATATATCTTGCGCCAAACATATCGGGATACACACGCTGATGAATCATTTGACATATGCCCACTATAAGCCTGATGGAACTATCTTTTACATTGGTAAAGGATCGGTTAAAAGGGCTTATTCAAAAAGTGGACGTAATGTTATTTGGAACAGAACAGTTCAAAAACATGGTGGTTTTAAAGCTGAAATACTTGGCAGATGGAATACTGAACAAGAAGCTTTTGAGCATGAAATATTTTTAATTGATTGCTTTAAAGATATGGGGTATCAATTAGCTAATATTGCTGTTGGCGGCATGGGGTCAACTGGTTTTAGACATACAGATGAGCATAAAAAAAATCTTTCTAAAAAAATGATAGAAATAAATCCTATGAATAATCCTGAAATAAGGTTTAAACAAAAGGAAAATATTCGCATTGCCATGCAAAGACCTGAAGTAAGAATAAAACAAAGCAAAAATAGAATTGGAATGAAGTTTTCTAATTCTCATGTTGAGAGTTTAAAAAATTGTCATCCGATGAAAGCTTGTGTGATAAATGGGGTGGAATACAAGTCTTTAATGGAAGCATCAAGGGTTTTAAGTATTCGTCATGGTACTTTGTATCGTTGGCTAAACAATCCAAATGTAAAGCATACCAAACAATATGCTCACATAATTGAATGTAGGTGGTCATAATGCCAATGTTCCTTGATACTGAGGGTTATGCAAGCATAGCGATTGCGGTGTGTGATCGTTGCAAGATGAAGCGTGTCTTCTCCACTTTGCACCCAGACATTAACTTTCCAGGACTCAGGGTGTGTGAAGAGGGTTGCATGGACGAGAAAGACCCCTACCGACTGCCTGCTAGGAAAACGGAGAGGATTAACTTAAGGTTCCCAAGACCTGATTTGGCGCTCAATGTTCCTAACAATCAATTGATCACAGGACAGTACAGCAACTCTATAATTTCAACAGGTACAAATACTTCGCCCCCAGGTTTGGTCAATGGTGATGAAGACGAAATTGTTATAGGTTCATAATGGCACAAGTACAAATATCACAATTACCTACCGCATCGACTCTGACAGGGGCAGAGGTAGTACCTGTTGTACAAAACGGGGTTACTTCTCAAACTACTGTCAGTGCTATAGCCAATTCACCTGTTTTAACACAGACATTTTTGACTGTTGGATCACAACCCACGCTGAGTGGAGCACGTTATATAGGTGCTAGTAGTGGTTTGATTGGTACAGATAATGGCTCAGGGTCAAGTTATGTTTTATCTTTGACTGGGGCACCTTTAGCTTTATTTAATAATAGCAACGGAATTCAGGTAAAGACGGGTGCAAGTACTATGTCTGCGGTGCAGATAGCGGTATCTGGATCTGGATTGTCTATATCTAATCCTGATGGAACAACGGGTAATCCTACGTTGTCTCTGAGTGGGATTATGGCTAATTTGTCGTCTTATTCAGGTACTGGACTACTTACAGTATCTGGAACGACCATATCCTCTACATCGGTTACGGGTACAAGCAACCAGATTACGGTTACAAATGGCAATTCAGCACCTGTTGTTGCATTGTCTAGCAACCCTGTGATCCCAGGGACTGGCTCCATTACCCTACCTTCTGGTGGAACCTCTGCAAGACCTAGTGCAACCAACGGTATGCTTCGGTACAACACAGATACGCAAACTTTTGAGGGGTACGCAAACAGTACTTGGGGGTCAATTGCCACAAATAGTGGGGTGACGTCGATAACCGCGGGGACGGGGCTATCTGGGGGCACCATAACGTCCACAGGAACGATTTCTATCACAAGTACAGGGGTAAGTGCCAGTACGTACGGATCTGCTACCTCAATCCCTGTTTTCACGGTAAATGCTCAAGGTCAGTTGACTTCTGCATCTTCAGCAGTACTTGCACCTAGTTGGTCATCTATTACTGCAACGCCTACGACACTTTCTGGGTACGGGATTACGGATGCGTTGACTGCATCTAATTCAGCTACTTTGACAAACAAGTCAATCAGTGGTGCGACAAACACGATTACTGCTCTACCTAATTCAGCACTGAATAACAGTTCTTTGACTGTTAACGGTACATCAATTAGCTTGGGTGGATCTGGAACACTTACGGCTTCCTCTCCTAATGCGTTGACTATTAGCACTGGACTTTCAGGATCTAGCTATAACGGATCAAGTGCGGTAACGATTGCTATATCCAATACTGCGGTGACTGCGGGGTCGTACACGAGTGCCAACATTACTGTCAACGCTCAGGGTCAGATTACCAGTGCGAGTAATGGTAGCTCGATGGTGTACCCAGGGTCTGGAATCCCTTTAAGTACGGGTAGTGCTTGGAGTGCAAGTTACAACACAAGTGGATCTGGCAATGTGGCATTGACAACAAGTCCTACGTTTGTGACTCCAATTTTAGGTACGCCTACATCGGTGACGCTCACAAATGCGACTGGATTGCCACTGACCACGGGCGTAACTGGAACACTTCCAGTATCAAGTGGTGGTACAGGAATTACAACATTAGCCACTGGTTATATACCTTATGGTAATGGTACTGGAGCATTTAGTTCTAATTCAGCATTAAATTACAACGCAACAAATTCTGCTTTCAATGCCCCTACGATTGGGGCTACAAGTTCGACGAGCACCACCCCTGCGTTAACTTTTAATGCATCAAACTCTAGTTTTGCATCAGGTACATCTGTTTCAGGTAGCTATTTACAAGCTGTTTTACAAAATACAAGCGGAACAGCAGGAGCATCAACTAATTACGTTTTAAGTAATGATTTAGGCACAGATTCATCTTATTACGGTGAGTTTGGTATGAATTCATCTGTTTATTCAGGTGCAAGTGTTCCCGCTGATTTTTATAGTATCAATAACGTAATTTATTTTTCAGGACATGATGGGGATATTACGGTCGGTTCAGGAAATGGTAAAAAGTTGTATTTGGCTTGGGGAACTACTGGTCAATCAGCACACGTAATTAACGTATCTGGTGCCATTGGACTCAACACCAATTTGGCATCAGGCACAGGTTCAGGAACTACGAATTTTGGAACAGCAGGACAGGTGATGATCTCAGGAGGCTCCTCTGCTACTCCTGTGTGGGGTGCTGTTGCAGGTGGTGGATTTTAATGTTTAAAGATACAATAGTGAAAAGGATTTAATCTGATGTTTTATACTTATGCACATTACAAACCTGACAACTCAGTGTTTTACATTGGGAAGGGTCAGCGTAACCGTGCATATGACAAAATCAGCAGAAGCAAAAAATGGAAGTCTTTAGTAGCTGAAATTAAAGATTACAAAGTTGAGTTGCTTGGTCATTGGAAGACTGAGCAAGAAGCTTTTGAGCATGAAATATTTTTAATTGATTGT